CACTAAGTATTACAAAAGGATAGTCAAATCAAAGACTTACCAGACACTTGCATCTGAAGGTCGAGGTCAATCGAATCCACCTCTGCGTATTATGAAAAACGTACGCTATAACGTGCGTGTTGCAGGTCAAGCGAGTTATCGGGGAGTTGCACTTCAACCCTCATGCGGAATGAACAAGTGGGTGGTTCTTCACGAACTAGCACACACCGCTGGACATATGCACCATGACGTTGGATTCCGTCAGACTCTCGTGAAGTTAATCTCACGGTTTCTTGGAACGGAAGTTGCGAAAGAATTGAAACGTCAGTTTCGTTCTCGCAAGATTAAGATGACTGTCTCCCAGACTATTCAGTCGCCAGGGAAGTGGTTGGATAACTATCGAAAGATGGCTGCGATGCGGTCTAAAGTCAAAGGAGTATAGAATGAGTGAAGCAGGTCAGGTCAGCAGCGAAAACATCAGAGAGTACTTTAAACAACTTCGATACCATGATTGGTACTATAACTATAGTGACGACCATCGGGTATGGAAAGCAGGGTCTGCCAACTATGACCTTATACGAGATAAGAGTAAAGAGAATGTAACCTATAAAAGAATGTATAACGAGTTTACGAAATGGATGAATTCAGAGCGTGAACTACCAGTGATTGAGGAGTTTATCAATTATGATAAAGAAGTTTGAAGATATAAAATTTGTGGATACAGATATTCCTAAAGGAATACAAGCACTTATACCCTTTGGTGAGTATGAGTTATCTATCATTTGTAATGAGATGTCTTACGGTGGTAAGAATGATGGAACACTCTATGAGATTGGTGTGTTCAAAGGTGACAAGATGGTCTCACTGCCAGGCATCACTGAAGAAGGTGATAACATCAAAGGGTTTCTAAATGAAGATGCAGTCATGGGTATTCTTAAAAAGATGACTGCAATTACCAAAGAAGACCCTGTTAACATCGTAGACACTATTCCCTACTAGACAGCATGAATGCCCCTGTGGTGGAATAGGTAGACACATCAGACTTAAAATCTGAAGAACATAGTTCGTGCGAGTTCGAGTCTCGCTGGGGGCACCATGCTTTAACAATCCCTTGTTCGTCTTATAAATAGATGCACAAGGGATTTTTATATGCAGAATACATTTTTCGCAGGGCGTGATGGTTTCGTCTGGTGGTTCGGTGTCGTAGAGGACAGGAATGACCCTAAAGCATTAGGGCGTGTTCGTTGTCGAGTATACGGATACCATACTGAAGATAAAACTAAACTTCCTACAATTGATTTACCATGGGCATACTGTGTCCAACCTGCTAACTCAGCATCATCTGGCGGAGTTGGTTCAAGTCCCACTGGGCCTATTGAAGGTACATGGGTAATTGGATTCTGGAGAGACCCAGACTTCATGCAAGAACCAATGGTATGGGGAACATTGCCTGGCATCAATAGTAGTAACGCTGCACCTAGTGGTGAATCCCCACATGACTTTTCCCCAGAACAACAATTAGACCCCCCAAGTGTTTCTTCCAATGTTGCGATTGCAAATGGTACAACCGTTTCTTTTGAAACGCCCACTGACACAACTGACTCTACAGTTCTTGTAAAGATTAACGGAGTCGTTCAGTCTGCATCCAACACAGTTCCCGAATCTCCCAACAATGTCGAGCAACCTCTTGATGATTTCTATGGGGGTGGAACATCTTATTCCGCATCTGACTTTGCAAGTGAGCGTTATGGGGAGAGGATTGCTCGTAAGATAAATGAACTTGCACCAGAGGTGCGTGACAGATTCGCAAAGGGTGTCCAGAGTTTCTTATCTTCCAATCCAGATTATGATTTGTCTATCGCTCATGCATATAGAACGATTGCACAACAAAAAGAATTATATCGTAAATACAAATCGGGTGGGCCCAAGGCAGCATCGCCTGGAAGTTCATGGCACAACTACGCATCTGCAATTGACTTAGTTATTATTAAAGATGGTAGAGCAGATTGGACAAACAGTTTATATACAGGTATTGCTCGGAATGCATTTTCATCACAAGGACTCGTGAATGAAATTAGTGGTGACGCTGGTCATTTCTATCCAGCTGCATTTGGTAAATCACCAGACAGACGATTGCGTAACGGAACAATAACTGTAGCAGAGTTCGCTGCAGAAAAGGGACTCGCATAATGGCATACACAATTGAAGCAGGAAGAGTTGTATTTGATGAAGCACCAGCAGAAGGTGCAGAGGTTGAGATTGTTGTTTCGACAACAAACAACCTAGTAGGTTTTAGAGACCCTAATAACTTCTATCCTCGTAGGGTAAACGAAGCAGATACAAACAGACTTGCAGTTAATGATTTAACAAACCAACATCCAGTTATCAAACACAAACGTGATACTGTTGATGACTTAACCACAGAACCAGTTCCATCCTACAACGCATCCTATCCTTTCAATCATGTAAAGGAAACAGAGAGCGGACACATCCAAGAGTTTGATGATACGCCAGGGCATGAACGTATACATGAGTATCATCGTTCTGGTACTTTCTATGAAGTTCATCCAGACGGTACAAGAGTTTCAAAGATTGTCGGAGATGGTTATGAGATTATACACGGTAAGAAAGAAGTTCGTGTTCGTGGTAATGTAAATGTATTCGTTGATGGTGACGCATCTTTATATGTGCGTGGCAACATGGATGCACAAGTTGATGAGAATCTAAAGTTCAATGTCGGAAAGAATATTGACTTTCATGCTGGTGAGAATATTCGTATGTTCTCTAATCAGTCTATGGAGTTTACAACTCAAACAACAATGACACAAACATCTGTCGGAAAGTTCTTACAACAATCTGTAGATGATATGCAAATCATTACCAGTGCAAACTTTACTAACTCTGTACTTGGTAATTATGATATGGTGATTGACGGAAACTCTCTTACGGATATTGCTGGTACACTAGGAACAAATGTTACTGGTGATGTTACTTTCAATTCGGAAGGAACATTTACTTCTACAATTACTGGTGCAACTGCATTGTCAACGGAAGGTACTTACACTCTTGCATCTACTGGTGCGATGGTATATGATACTGCGGCAACACTGAACATTGGTTCGGGTGGTGCAATGAACTTAGATGGTTCTACTGTTGACTTGAATACTAACGGAAGAAGTGCGGTTTCAATTGTACCTGTAGTTCCAATCATTCCTCGTGTTACTCCAACACCAGCAGTTATTGGTATTGCGCCCGCACCTACATTCCATGATTCGGGAGATGTCGCAAACGGAATTAAGAAGTGGAGTATTAGTATTGATGAATATGATACGGATGGTTTCGTAACAAATATTGAAGCACCGAAACAAGCGGAAGTACTTGAACCTCTTGCATTCGTTCCTCTTGCAGACGCAGATGAATTTTACGCAAGTGATGATGAAGAGAAGAGTGAAGATGAATTGAAGTCAGCGGTAACGTCTGGTGAAATCAAACCAACATCATTTTCTGATTACTCTTACAATGCATTGACAGGAAAGATTAATACTTCGGGTGCATCTCGTAGAGTTCTATCGCAACCTCGTATTCCAGATGAAGGTATTGAACATGACGACCCTCAAGCGGGCAACTATTCAATTACTCCAGAGTCATCTTCTGCAAGTCCTACACCAGAGACTACACCTATTGAGAACTATGATGATGCTGGTGATTATGTCGGAAGTGTAAATTATAGTTTACCTCTATCACCGAATTATACTCTTGGACAACTATCTGCACATTCTATTGTCGCAAAGTCTCCAATTCCAAAGGGTGGTAATGAAGGTAAGAAACAACAAGAGATTATTGATAACCTTAAAACATTAGCGGTGAATGTTCTTGAACCAATCAAAGCACAGTATCCTAATGTTATGGTAACAAATGCATTTAGAAATAGAAGTGGTACTTCTCAACACAACACAGGTAATGCTGTAGACTTACAGTTCTCTGGTATTCCTAAGAGCTCTTATTATGATATTGCTATTTGGATAAGTGAAAATGTTCCACATGACCAACTATTGTTGGAATACAAAAATACAGGAAGTGGGAAT